ACATCCCTTATTGATGCTGTTGCTATGGAACTGATGTTTTATACTTGGTATATTTCTGTTATGGATGGCAGAGGCGAGTTGAAGAAAACAACTGTAGCTCGTTTCCGAGAAAATGTTGCTCTTTCCTTGTTTGGTGATGATCTTTTGGCCACATTTAATTCAGAAGTCTTGTTCCTAACTCTAAAGATTTTCATCAAATATACGATGAACACTTTTGGAGTGGGTATTACACCAGGAAACAAGTCTGAAGAACTATATGACCATTGGCACATACTCAAACTGGGCTTTCTTTCCCGGTCTTTTATTCCCCTTCCGTTTCACCCTTCAATCATGACAGGAAAACTGAAAATAGAATCCATCTCTGGTTGCCTTTATGGCAGCAAAGATGTTACAACAGGTAACATGCGACAATGTCTGGAGCAGTTGGCTCCTGAGATAGCCCTGTACGGGCCGCCCATGTACCTAAAGTTTAGAAACTTCGCTGCTAAAGTAGCGCGTCGTTTCTCCGTTCGGGCAGAATTGCCCAATCATCGGGAGATACTCTCCCTTCTGGCAGAAGAGAACCTTTTGGTTACATCCGCTGCCGCTATAGATATGCCGATTAGTGGAGACATAAAGTTATATAGAAGTCTTTGTAAGTCAGCAAAACAAAATTTATCCGGTCACTATACCAGTAGTTACTTGCAAGAATACCAAATTTTCCCGCAATACGATATAATGGCTGATCACCCCAGTTCCTCACCTGTTCAAACAGTTGAGGCGGCGTTGCCATCTGCTCTCCCAGTAGGAGCCGCAATAGATGGTCCCGCCCCTCCCCTCGTCAAGTTGGGAGGCGCGAGTTTCAAAAGAGTTACACTAGGAAACCGCGAAATGAGGAAGGCAATTGCCTTCTTCGCAGAAGACCCGAGTCGCATGACCGACCCGGGCACCTCGTTGAAAACATACAGAAGGCTCCTTCTATGCTTGCTTGGCAGCGACTACAATGTTGCTTGCCTAGTAGGCGTAAAAGGAGGTCGGACAGTTCCTAACAATCCTAAAGGACTGTCTCTTCTGTATGAAGTCAGAGACCTGACCGTTGGAACCAAGCCCTATGTAGAGCCATTTGGAGGGAACGAGTTGCGCATTTCTTTTGAAGAAGCCCCCTACGAAGTAGAGGACTTTGTCAAAGTATACGTCAATCAACTTCCCCCCATATCCCACTACACAGATCAAATAATGGCTTGTATCGACGGTCTCATCGTTGAAAACCCAAACGCACAACTCAAAGATCTATGCGCAGCTCCTACCCCGCAGGTAGGAGAAACAGCTGGAGACGCTTCAGGAGACACTCTCACTGTCCCAGCCAATGCCGCAGTTCCCGTTGCCGTTCTGGACTCAACTGCATCGTCTAACGATCATATGCCGATCTCAGTCGAAACCGGGGGGATTTCCCCCATGGGATTGAGCAAGGTGGGCGTCTTCTATGACGCCAAAACCTTGGCATACCAATATGCACCCGTTAGTACTATGCAGTTGTCTCTAGACCAGGTTGCCGGAACTAAAATCTTTGAGGTCTTTGCTAATCCTTGGGCTTCAGGAACCAACATTTCACCAGCTATGACATCTTGGGCAAGCCTTCATGAATTCTACACTGGAACCATCCACTACAAATTTAAAGTAGACGGGACGGCTGGTTTCACTGGTAGAATTCTTGTTGGGGCTGTTCCTTACAACGACAACTCAGTGACGTTCACTGCCGCACAGCTCAAGCGATTGGGCTGGGTGGAAATGGACATCTCTCAGACTAGTTCCATGGAACTTAGTATCAAGCCACATCACGACTTCTACGACGTGATTTCCCAAACGGCCTCCATTGACAAAAACTATGGACGCATCGTGGGAATTGCCTATACGACTTTCAACAATCGTTACGGCGACAGTGGTATTCTCAATTTCACTATTGAGGCCAAATTTGGCGCAGATACTATCTTCACTGGAATTGGTTCAGCAGTGCCGTTGCAGGGACCAACCCGCAGCCTAGGAACTTTCGTTCCGTTGCAAACTGGACTTATTCAAGAACATTTTCTTTGTATTGATGGCAAATCGTCTTACGATCCTATCTGCTATGCTCGCAACTACAACAAGCGGGCACGTGCTGTAGATTTGGGTCAAGACCGCATTGGAATGGAAAAACAGACCTTTACCAAGTTGCAATGGCGAGATACCGACGGAGAAGCACCAAAAGATGCAGATATCAAGATGCTGTTGTTCTCACTTTCGGGACTCGCTTCAGAACAGGATTTCAAAACTATGAACTTGCGGGCAGGTAACACCTATCGCAGTACATTGAGATCAAAAGATTTTCCACGTGCAACTGCCGAGGAGAAATCCATTCTGGAGAGAGTCTTGGATGTGAGAGGATCACCTATTGTTTCAGCAAGCATTGGGCCAAGTACATCTACAGAGCCTTCTCCCATAGAATTCAGCTGGCATGAGATCACCACCGTTGAGCCTTTCAATGTTTTCGAGCTTCCGGACAATACCAACATGGCTAACTATCTTGTGAAACAGATTTTGGGAAGCTTTACAGCTTCCTCTAGTCTGAGTTACCAGACTCCTCTCAATCGAAGTGCTGGTTTCTGCAGTAAAGGAGAGATTGACGAATACGGCCAGCTCATTGAGCTAGGTTGGTACAAGTCTGACCATTCAGGACCCTATACAGGGCTTCCCGCAGATGTCAAACCTCTGACCTATCCATTTGCCGTTGTTCCTCAAACTTCCCTTTACACAGGAATGCTTCACGACGATCCCTTGGAACCAACCATGGCCACCTATTTCACCAGGAATGGTCCTGCCGCAGCAAACCTTTCACCAGGTTGGGCTAGAATCAACTTCTCCAGAAATCCTCCGGGAGTTGGAGATTTTGCTTCTACCCAAGGCGGCAGATCTATTCCTCTTGACAAGGGGGCTTCTGCTTTTACCAATGCTTTGTATGATTTGTGTCCGATTACAGGCGCAATTACGTTTGATTTTTCAACGCCCAACGCTGGGCGTGTCATCTCTCTGAAGTTCACCAGAACTGAAGGATTGGTGGCCCGCCTCCCGGAGGGTTCCAAACATAATTACGCCTTTTGTCCGACGCTTTTGGGAAATTTGGTAGTTACAAACTTCAATGTCCAAACGACCAGTTCTTCTACTGTGCCTGTCACTGATTTTTCCGCATGGAACACCAGAGTGATCCCCGACTACATCCTTCTGAACAAGGGTGTTGCGGAGGAACGAATCAACAGTGATAGATACAGAAGATATTACATGATCAAGGCTATTGAAGAACAAGGTTTCGTTCCCGAAACCTGTGAAGAAAACGAGCTTGACATTCTCGATGGACTTTCTCTTGCTGACTTTGAAAGAAACCCCCCTGTTGCCCAAATGGCCATGGCTGCTGCCATGATTGGGGGTTCTGCTCTTCAAGGAATCGGAGGTGGCGTCGCTGCCTTCGCTCAAATGAAGCAAAATGAGAAAATGTTCGATCGAGAGTGGCAAAATCGTATTTCCCATGATACCAAAATGCAGGCCAACATGCAAGCCCATCAGACCTTCATGCAATCGCAAAACATTGAGAACCAACGTAACATGCAATATGCTTCTCACCTCAACCAACATGCTCTTCAACATAACAACTACCTGTTCAAGGGAATGATGGTTAACAGTCCAACCTCTTCAGGTTTGGAACGAAATTCCCGCCGCGTCGAAATGACAGCTCCAGCTGCAGCCGCGGGAAATACCAGTTTCCTTTATCCAGGTACTTCTGACCTACATCCGTGGGCCGCCCAAGAAAACTTGACTTCGGAATCATTTGCTTAGTAGTGCCATTACTACTCGCTGATTTATAGGTTTTAGCTAGTTTAGAAAAATCGCCAGTGTAAACGATACTCTTGTATTATGTATCGCCTTCTTCCTTTCCTATTTACCCAGGAGCCCCATTATTTAGATGGCTACCATACTTATTTTAGTTTCGCTTTATCAGATTAGAAACATAGTGTTTGAACCCGCTCGACTTATCGACAAATTAGTTTTTACAGCGGG